TCTCCGACGTGGCGGACAGCTCGCTGTCCACGGTGATTGGTTCCGGCTTCACATACTCTTTCAGATTTGCCAGCGTCGTCCTGCCTTTCGGCAAATCGGTGTCCACGATTGGGATATTCTCCGTGCCCTTCAAGGATTCCCTGAGGGCCGCTTCGTTTATCTTTGTCCCTGCCATATGATTTATTGTTGTTCGGTTAATACGTTCGTTCCATCTCCCCATAGTACGGCATCCCCGTCCCCCCAGAGCCAGGAAAACTTGTCCTCATGTCCGTGCGGCGTAGCGCCTCCCTGTGCCGACGAATTGAGCCGGGCCGTGTTGAGCGGGGAGGCATTGAGGGTTGCGAAGTTCAGTTTCGTCCCGTTCATGGCTGCACCTCCGTCAGGGTTGCGGTGGATACTTCGGTGTCGCTCTCGAACCGCACGTGCATCGGGTAGAAGGAGTGGTCGAACACCCAGTCGATGACGGGTGCTCCCATGCAGACCCTGTCCGGCACGTCCCAGCACGGGGCGTATTCCCCGGCATCGGTGCTGCGTTGTTTGATAGAGAACGAACTTGGTTCGCTTCTCTCGACATGAAGCGCATAAGGGGCGTTTACGGTTTGTTCCGCCACATAGACGTTCCCTTCTTTCGTGAAATTCAAAGTCGTTGCCATAGCTTATTCGTCGTTTTGAGATTTTGATTGCATTTGCATTAATAAGTCCTGTTGTTGTTCCTCTTTCGTTTCCCTCATGATTCGTTCCCATTCTCCGACCGTCGAGTACATGGAAATGCGCTCGGAGGCCGTCTGCCTGGAAATGAAGCCGTTCTGCACGGCGGAGGCGAGGTCGGCCACCATGGCGGACTCGTTCACGTGGATGTACGGCTTAATCCACCACTTGACGGGGAGATTCCCGAAGTCTATCGTCTTCTCGGACTCCATGCCGTAGCCGTGGGAGAAGATGCGGACGAGGTCGTTCAGGAACGGCTGGTACTCGTTCGCGTCGATAGTGGCCTTCTCGTAGGCCGGGGAATAGAGGATTTTCAGCGCGGCCGCCGGCAAGTCCCCCGACTTCAGTTCCGGGGGGATGACGGCGAAGGACTGCTCGTATATCATCTTGTAGAACGTGTCGAGCTGCTTGGTGAAGGCTTCGGAAGCGTTGGTCTGCGAGAGGAACGACGCTTTGTCCTCCGTCCCTCCCGTTATTATCTTGACGCTTCCGTTCAAGTCGTGCTGCATCGCCATGTCCGACCCCTCCCCCTGCAAATAGAGGATGGGGAAACCGAACGCCTGGTTGTTCTGCGCCATTTGGGAGAAGGACATCTCGTAGCCGTCGATGCCGTCCTGCGACCCCGACCAGCACGGGCCTTCGTCGTCCCTCCGGTAAGCGACCGGCACGAACGGGAATCCGTGCGCCTCCTTGGAGACCAGTTGGAAACCGTCCGCCCCGAAGATGCCCAGAATCTTGTTCACCGTCCCTCTTATTCCGCTTTCGGGACGCTTGTACCTGTGCAGGCAGGAATTGTCCCACACTTCGAGCCATTCCGTCATCCTGTTCCCTTCCTCGTCGTAATCGTGGTAGGAACGGGCGAACAGCATCAAAGCGCCCGTCGCGGGGTCGTAGTGCGGGTAGAGCGTGTCTCCATTCTTGAAAGAAAGGGGCTTGTATCCGAACTCCCCGTTTCGCATGTATCCCACGATGGCGGCATCTCCGGTAATCTTGGTGGACTTGACCGCCTCGAAGAAGGCGATTTCCATGTCCTTCCTGAACCAGCCTTCCCGGAACATGGCGAACGTCCTCTCCTCCTCGGCGGTCGGGTTGTCCTTGTTCAGCTCGAACTGGATGTCGTTTCCGCACAGGTGTATGGTTTGCTTCACGGCGATGATTTGCTGGAACGCGAATGCGTATCTCGGCACGAGTTCCTTGTACACCTTCCTGACGGTCTTCCCGGTCGGTTCGCCGTTCCCGTCGTAAACAGGCTCATCTTCTTCCCGGTAGATGTCCGGGTAGACCTCGGGGTCGTTTATCACGTGTCCGGACGGGTAGTATTCGCGGAGGAAGTCCGACTGCGTTGCGACCATGTAGAGGCATGCGTCGTTGTCGAGCAGGGGTTCGCATCCCGTCTCGAAGATACCATGGCGCATGTATCCGTCCGGTCTGATGCGCCTCCAGGGCCGTTTCGTTTTTATTTCTCTTCTATTCATACAATTCAGGGTCTATATGACACGTATCTTAGCATTCTTTTCGGCCGGAACGCCTTTTTCTTGTTTATCTCGAACCACATGCGGTAGATGAGCGACTCGAAGAAGTCGGGCGAATATCCTACCGCCTTAATCATCCCGTCCTTGTTTATCAGCTCGAACCCCCCGATGTTTGAATTGTCCTTGTGCCGGACGCACTTGCGCTCCTTCAAGAGGATGTCCCTCAACGGGACGTTCTTGTATTTCCCCTTCTTCCCCGAGAACTTCAAGTCCAGCAGGCGCGGTTCGATGGAGACCTTGCCGTCCTGTATGTAGTGCGCCAGCATCTCGGCGCATTGCGACTTGATGTTCTTGTAGGATTGCTCGAACTGCTTTTCCGGCTTCTGGGTGCCTGTGAACTTGACCGCGCGCTTCACATGTCCCGAGATGGCCTGTCCGACCCCCCAGTAGTCGTATATCACGTTCTCCTCTCTCACCCCCCATTCCAGGAGCTTGGCGGCGAACATGGATTCGGTGTTTGCGGAGTTCTCCCGCATCACGAACACGTCCTTCACGTGCAAGTCCAGCCATAGCCACATCACGCAGAAGTCCCCGCCTTCAAAGGCGATGTCGGCCGACACGTATCTGATTCCTCTTTCGATTTGTGCGGGGGCGCTGAAGAATCGTTCCATGTCTCCCAGCTTGATGATGTCGTCCCCCGTATTCTTGTAGTTCCAGTTCCCCTCCAAGTCCCTTGCTCGTTGCTCGTCGTTCTGCTGTGCGAGGTTCGCCGCGTAGTTGGGGTCCGACGAAATCAGCTTTATGTTCTCCTCCAGCTTGCCATGTATGAAAGTGACGGATTTCACATACATGGTGATTTTATCGAATCCCAGCTCCTCATACGCGTCTTTCCACAAGGGGTCTATGATTGACTTGCATTGTTCATAGACCTCTTCGGGAGAATCGCCCCAGAAGATGGAATCGGGCGAATCCCCGTCCATGAAGCAATAGCGTATCACCCCGTCCCGTTCGCTCACGGGAAGCCCGTCTTCCCCTATCCACCAGTTTATGAACTTTCGCACCCAGCTGTCGGGGTCGGGGTTGCAAGTGCCGTAGAACCTGTTCCTAATGCCGTATGCGTTCCGGTTGCAGGTCGTCAGGTACTTGAATTTCTCGTAAGGGCAATGGGTTATTTCGTCAATTCCGATGAATGCGTATTGCTTCCCCTGGAAGCGCTTTTTGAAGTCCTCGTACGAATCGGCGAAATAAGAGAATTTCAGCTTGCTGCCGCTTTTGAAATACCAAGTCATGTCGTTGATGGACTTGTTGTATTGCCCGAACTGCCCATATAGGAAATACGAGGTGTTAATCAAGTCCAGCAAGTCGTCCTTCTCATTCCGCAGGAGGAGGGCGTTGAAATATGGGTTATGGAGGTCTTTCAGGGATTCCATAAGCAGCGAGAAGCTTTTCGAGCCTCCGCGCGCGCCCCCGAATATGGTTATATCCGCCATTGAAGCGAGGAACTTCTCCTGGCATCCCTTTTGCGCTATAATCTTCAGCGGGTTGCTCTTCTTCCGGTCTGCCGCACGCAGGGCCTCGATGTATTCATACGAATACACCTGCTCCCCGCTCGCCGTCTTTATGCCCACTTCGTATTCTCTCATTTTATGCCCGATAAAAAAACAGCCGGCAATGGCGGCCTTGCGGCCGGCCATTACAGGCCCTCTTGGAACTCTTTTCTATCATGTCACAAATTTAATAAATAAATTCTATTATACGTATTGTATTTATAGAAAAAATCTATTATATTTGCAGCAAAGGCGAAATGCATGCTGAAAATATCGACAAGGACTGAAGACGCAATCCCGGAGACACGGACGCGGATGGTGGAATGCCCGGCTTGCGGGAGGAAATTGTTCGATGTGCAATATGCGGCGGGCGTGGCGATGCTCTGCATAAAGTGCACGAGGTGCAAGCGCCTTGTCAAGGTGAACATGACGGATTAGGGAGCTTCCCCCGGTCATGTAGTCATAAAGAGCTTCAACGAGAGCCGATTGGGACGAAGAGTTCGCCCCGGTCGGCTCTTTTCATTTTAAAACGATTTGGACATGGACAAAGAGACCCTTTTGACCGGACTCAAGAAAGTATTGGGAGAACCCCAAGCGAACGGGTACATCGGAGACACCGGTGTCACGATGCGGACACTCGACAAGTATGCGGAAGCGATTCTGCCGACCATCACGGCGGACGACATGGCGACGGAACAATTCTACCGTGACCAGGCGGCCGTGGTGAAGGCGATGGGCGGGCAGATGCGATTCGAGCAGGCCGATTTCGTGAAGAACTACAAGCCGCAGCCCGGCGAGCCGCCGGCTGCACCAGAACCGAATCCCGGTGGAAACGGGAACGAGGATTTGTTGAAAAGGCTTGAGAAATTGGAGAAGGAGCGCGAAGACGACCGGAAGAACTCCGCCGTGAAGGAGATGCGCTCGGAAGTATTGCGAAAATCGGGGGACTTGAAGGTTTCCAACAAGAACCTCTGGGACGATGCGGTAAGGATGGTGAGATACGTTGACGGCATGGACGTTCAGGCGATGGAGGCGAAGGCCAAGGAGCTGTACGAGTCCAAGCTGAAATCGTACTTCGGTGACGGGGCTTCCCCATACGGGACGGGGAAGCCAAACGGCATGCCACCGGCAGACGACAAGTTCCTGGACGATTTCTTCAGCCGCAAGGCGGAGGAGGGCAAGTTCCCCGGGGAAAATTAAAAAAAACAAAAAAAAGGATTATGGGAACATTAGGAAATGTTTTTGGCCGGGGAGAGAAGAACTGCGGACCCGGCAGGAATATCTGGCACGAGGTGAAGGGAGCTTACCCCTGCGGGGGAATGATTTCCAACATCGCAGACTTCAAGGGGACGGTGATACCGGCAGGTTCGATGTGCCAGTTCGACCAAGTGGCGGGGACGATAAAAATCGTCAAGGCGAGCGATGTCAAGACCGCCACTCAGACGGATGGCACGGTCGAGCCGAGCACCATCAAGGGGCTGCTCTACAACGACGTGTATGCCGATTCCGGCATCGCATCCCCGTCGGCCACGGGGAGCGTGGTGTATGCGGGAGAGATTTACGCGGACAGGCTGGCGGAAGCCGTGCCGTCCGAGGTGTGGGCCGTACTGCCCATGATAGTCCGTATTAACGAGAAATAAGAAAGGAGGAAGGACGTATGAGGACAATGGTAAACAACTATTACGACCTGCTCACGGCGGGTTTGGGGAATTTCTCCTTCCAGCAGTTCGTGGACCGCTTCAAGGAGAAGTACAACGTATTGCAGACGGAAGGTTTCGACTGGGACCCGGACATCCAGCTGGACTACACCTATGAGCAGCTGATAGCGTCTCTGGGCATCGCGACGCTGCCCGTCTACGTGGACGTGGACTCGGAAGGGCTTGACAAGTCCATCGGTGATTTCAAGATAGGGTCGAACCGAATCCCGACGCAGAAGCACCGCTACCCGATTAATGCGAAGATGCTCCGCGAGCGGATGATTATGTACCAGCGCTTCGGCGAGGCTTCTCTCAACCAGGAGACGCGCACGGCCTTGTTGAACCTGCTTTTCGACAGCACGGACAAGCTTCTTGCCGGCAACCGGAACGCGTTGACGCACCAGCGCATGCGGGTGGTTTCGACCGGCCAGTTCACGATAGACATCACGAACAACCCACGCGGCTTGAAGGGCATCACCTTCGACTTCGGAGTCCCTGCCGCCAACAAGGAATCGCTTTCGGGCGAGAACCGCTGGTGGAAGAGCGCGGAGCACACGCCCGCCAACGAGGGCACGGCTTCCGACCCGCTGCTGTACCTGAAGAACAAGCGGAAGGCGATGCGGAAGGCGGGATTCCCGTCCGGGCATTTCGAGGTGGCGTCTGACTTGTTCGACGACCTGCTGTTGCACACCAAGGTTCTGGAGCGCATCGGGCTGGCGTTGTACCCGCTGGCCGCATCCGCGGAGAATCCCGGCACGGCGGCCCAGGGATACGCGACGAACATGACGGACGAGGCGAAGAAGTCCGCCATCGAAAGCATCATCGGATGCCCGGTCATCCCGCGTGACAGCTATGCTGCCGTGGACAAGTACGACGAGAGCACCAAGAGCATCGTGGCGGCCACCATCGAGAACTTCAACCCGCAGAACGTGTCCTTCGTGCCCGACGGGCAGATAGGGACTATCAAGAGCGTGCAGCCGATGGTGTTCACGGACGACCCTACCCAGCGTATCGCATGGTTCGACGACGGTAGGACGCTGCTCACCCAGCGCTTCGAGTCCAAGACCAGGTCGATGTATGTTGAAAGCGAAATGGCGGTGCTTGCCGTGCCGAACATGCCGCAGTACATGTGCATTTACACCGTAACGGCCTGAGCGATGGGTGGTGGTTCTCAGTATTCCGAAAGGACGGTGGAGCAATATGTGCGCGGCATCGTGAAGATGGACATGGGGGACGAAGTAATCTCCAATATCCTCTTCGACCGTGACTTGAATCCGGGCGACCCGGCTTCCGGGCTGGACGCGCGCACCCGGATGCTGCTCAAGGCGGACGTGTACATGGCCTGCGCCAACATGCCGAGCGTGAGCGTGAGCGTCGAGGATGCGGACGGGAACTGGAAGCACAAGGAGAGCGGCGGGCAAATCACGGACGCGGACAAGGAGCGCTGGGACTCCATGGCCCGTGCCATCTATTCGCAGTACGGGGAGAGCCACTTCGCCAAGGGGGGTCCGCGAGTCCATGCAAGGGGAATGAGAATTTGGAGGAACGGAGATGGCTGTTAAGAACCCGCAATACCCGCACCGCTGCACCGTCTACCGGCAAGAGGGGGCGACGCAGTTCGAGGAGGGCGAGAAGGTCGTGCTCTACGAAGGCGAATGCCGGAAGGAGGGCAACACGTCCATCCGCAACTTCTACTCGGACAACGTGCCCAAGGGTGACTACCGGGTATCGATACCCGGGTTCCAGGAGGGGATGCGTCCGGGCGACTTCATAGAAGTGGCGGACAGGGTGACGACTTACACCGGGATTCTCCTGACGGACGTGCATGTCTCCAATTTCGGGACGGAAGTATTCTTCAACCTGCCTAAGAACTGACGTGCGATGGAAGCCAACAAGAAGACAATCGACGCGGGAATGAAGGAGGCACGGAGGCTGATGGACGATTACCTCCGAGCCGCCATCGGGCGCGCGTGCGTCTCCCTCATCGACCATGCCTTGAAGGAGAAGGGATACCAGGGCTTCACGGGCAACACGCAGACCTCTTACGCCTGCGGCATCTACCTTGACGGGCATCTCCAGAGCGTGTATGCCTCGGGGGACTCCATGAAGAGGCCGGTGCATGTCAAGATACGGAAAGGGGAACGCGTTTACCTCTCCAGCCCTTACGAGGGGCAAGCCCGCGCCGTGACGGGCCGGGCGGACGTGGACGGGAAGTACGGCGAGGAGTCCGCGGTCAAGTTCCTTATGTCCTACAAGCCCTTTGTCAAGAAAGGCTTTTCGGTGGCCATGACGACGGGGACGGAATACTCCGAATACCTGGAGAATGTCCGCGACCTGAACGTCCTGACCGGCACGTTCAAGTCATCGAGGGGAATCATGCTGGAAGAATTAAAACCGACGGAGACATGAGGGAGACGAAGTTCCACATAGCGCAAATCCTGAAGGAGGTCTGCGGGGCGCTCTCGGGCATCAGCGAGAACGTGACGGCAAGCAACCGCTTTTCCGCCAAGCAGAAGCAGATGAAGGACTTCGTCGTGGTTTCCTTCCCGGCGAGCATCCCGGACGGCAAGGTGGCGCAGGCGACCACGCTCCGCATCGACCTGGCCGCGAGGAACACCGTCAACGGGCTGGAGGACACGCCGCGCCTGCAGGAAATGCTGGACGGGGTGACGGCCTTGTTCCCCATCCATCCGTCCATGCGGTACTCCGTGACGAACCCGACGCTCGTGCTGAAGGGCGACGACGGACTTGGTTTTTCCCACTGGCTGGTCAACGCGGACATCCTGATAAATCATACAGATTCATACAAGTATTAACGCATTAAAATCTTAAAAAATGGCTAAAATAACTGTAACGAACCCGCTCAGCTCGCTTCGCGCCGTGTTCAACAAGATGGACGAGGTGTATTACCTGAGCAAAGAGTTGAATGTGGCTGCGCTGGCCGAGGCCATCACAGCGGATTTGGAACTCCCGGTATTGTCGGACGGCGTGACGTTCAACTCCGGAGAACCCGAAACGACGGAAATCAAGCTGACGACCGGTGAGAACTGGGTGGTCCGCACGGAGAAGGGGGATTCGGACATCTCTCTTCAGGTGGCCAGCCTGAAGGGCGCGGTCAACGACCTGTTCATGGACAAGGTGAAGGCAGTCGAGGCATCGGCCAACTTCGACGCCACGGCCTCCTACGCCGGGGCGGCGTACAGCCTCGCCCCGAAGAAGGTCGGCGGCTCGCTCGTCTTCATGAGCGACAACAAGGACGTTGTCGTAATCCTCCCGAGCGTGGAGATGTACGGCAGCCTCGTGGTGGCGGACGGCGACAACCCCGCCTACTTCAACGTGACGGTCACCCCGCTTTCCAACACCGACGGGTCTGACATCATCATCTTGGAGAAACAGACGGTCTGAAACCGGGCGATTGACGATTTGATTCAGGCCGGGAGTAAACAGGACTACCTCCGGCCTGTTTTTTTAACATACGTGATTGGACATGAAAAAGACGACAGAACCCACAAGGGAGGACGAACGCAAGCTGCACGAAGTGCGGACGGGGGGAAAGAGCGCCGTCCGATGGGGGAGGATGGAATTCCGCATCGGGTGGATGCGCCCCTACACGCTGGAAAGGATAACCGGGCTTGCCCTGGACGGGAAAGAGGATGAAATCCCGGCGCGCACCGCCGCGCTTATCCTCCTGAACGGGTACTTCAGAATCAACCTCCTCTACTGGCTGGCATGGCGGTGGCTTTACCACTGCGTCCCGTCGGAGGTGCTGACGGGAATCATCTCGGAAGGTAAAAAAAAAGAGGCGTCGCTGACACAGGACTGCTGGACGTGTATCATATTGGCGACCGTGATGCGGGACACGAGGATGAACCTGACGAAGGAGGAAGCCGGGCGTATCCTTCAAGAACAGCGTGGGGCGAAGCCTGGGCAATAGGGGAAAAGCACCCGAACCTGATGGCTGCTCGCACGTTCTTCTTCGGACTCCTGACGATACCGATGTACGAGTACCGTTGCGTCCTGAGCATCGCGCAGATAGAGCTGCTGGCGGTGGACAAGCCGCTGGTCACGTACCCCCCGAAAGGGAAGAGAGGGAAGAAGGCGGACGGCGAGAAACGGCCGGCAAAGGCATCCATCGAGGAGGCCGCGAGGAAATGGGAAGAAAAATACAAGGACGGGGGAAAGCCCGAGGCGCTTGACCTCTCCGGATTCATCATCAAAAAGAAATAAGGCAACATGGGGAACTTAGGGAAGCTCTGGTTCGAGATAGGGCTGCGAGACAAGACCGACGAGGACATCGCGGAAATCCGCAAGGGCGTGGAAAAGCGCCTGAAGGCCATGAACGTGGACATCGGGCTGAACGGCAAAACGCTCAGCAGCTCCATCGAAAGCGCGCTGCGGGGGCAGCAGTTCAAGGTGGACGTGACGGTGGACAAGGCGAACGCGACGAAGGCCGTGCAAGAAGCCTTGTCGAAGGCGGGGTATTCGATGGATGTCACGCCGAGCGACGTGAGGGCGAAGCGGATAGAGGAGATAAACGCCCGGATAGCCCGCGCCAACGAGAAGCAAGAACTCACCATGCAGAAGCTGCGGGAACAGCTAAGGAGGCTGAGGGGCGAATACAGCCAGTCGAATGCCTCCGGGAAGCGGTACGGCGATTCGCTGGGCGGCATCACGAAAAACCTGAGGACGCAGTTCAACCTGGCGGTTCAGCTGCGCAACCAGCTGGCCAACATCTACTCCGTCTACACCATGGAACGATTCCTTCAGTCCGTCATAGAGATAGGCGGCCAGTTCCAGCAGCAGCGCGTGGCGCTGCGGACCATGTTCCAAGACGCTCAGAAGGCGGACATCCTGTTCGGCAGGATAAAGGAGCTGGCGGTGGAGTCCCCGTTCGAGTTCAAGGAGCTGGCGGGCTACACCAAGCAGCTCGCCGCCTTCAACATCCCCTATGAGGAGATGTACGACACCACGAGGCGGCTGGCCGACATCTCGGCGGGCGTGGGGGTCGACATGGGACGCATCATCCTCGCCTACGGGCAGGTCAGGAGCGCCGAGTTCCTGAAGGGTACGGAGCTGAGGCAGTTCACGGAAGCCGGGATACCGCTTCTCCAGCAGCTTGCGGACAAGTTCACCGTGCTGGGAGGGAGGGCGGTGTCGGTAGGCGACGTGTTCGACAGGATTTCCAAGCGCCAGGTCTCCTTCCAGATGGTAAAGGACGTGCTATGGGACTTGACCGACGAGGGCGGGCAGTTCTACAACATGCAGGGGGCGCTCGCCGACACGCTCGCGGGGAAGCTGTCGAACCTCAGGGACGCTTACGACGTGATGCTGGCGGACATCGCGCAGAGTCAGGACGGGACGTTGAAATCAGGACTCGACCTGCTCACCGACACGATGAAGCACTGGGAAAGCCTGTCCGCAATCGTCCTGTCGGCCATCAGCACATACGGAGCATACAAGGCGGCGGTCGTCGCCCTTACCGTCAGGGAGGCGGCGCTTCGGAACGTGAAGATGTCGTCCGCCCTGATTGACAGGACGCAGGCGATGGTGAACGCCATCCGCGCGACACAAGGGCTGACGACGGCGACCAAGGCGCAGATAGTCGTGCAGCGTGCCTTGAACGCGGTGATGAAGGCCAACCCCATCACACTCGCGGCATCCGCCATCGCCGCGACAATCGGCGCGTACCTGCTGTTCGGGAACCGCGTCAAATCCACCGACGAGATAGTCACGGGGCTGAACGAGTCGCTGGGCGACCTTCAGAGCAAGTTCGAGAACTCATCGAACGCCGACAGGATGATAGACCGGTACGAGGAGCTGTCCGGCAAGCAGGAAAAGACCGCCGACGAGTCCAAGGAACTCGGGAGGATAACGGAGTCGCTGTACGAGCGTTTCGGGGGTGCCGCCGAAATGACGGACCGATACGGGAAGGCGCTCGGCCTTTCCGCCGAGAAGATGCGGGAGCTGAACAGGCAGCAGCGGGAGAACATCATAGCCGGGGTCAACGTGGAACTGAGGGAGGCCGAGGAGCGGGCGGACAAGGTGCGAGCGAACATGGAGAAGCTGACGGCCCAGATAAAAGCCGGGGCGGGGCGGACCTACGTGGGGGCAGGACTCGAGGGCGGGATAGACTTCGGGTTCGTCACCGAGGACGACATAGAAGACTTCAAGAAACAGCGGAAGGACTACGAGGTCGAGCTGTCCAAGCTGGAGGGCTCCATGAAGGAGACGCGCGATTTCATAAAGGAGATGGGTAATGCGGGCGAGGGTGCGAGCCTCGGGGAAACCCTGACGGGATGGCGCAAGGCCGTCTCCGACTTCATCGCCGGCAACGAGGAACTGAAAGACCTCACCCCGAAAGAGACGGAGGAATACAAGGAATGGTACAAGCGCCTGAAGGAGACGCTGGACGAGGCAAAGGCCGACCTCGGCAAGACGCGGGGCACGGTGGGGCTGTTCGACGACGACACGGTACGGAAGCAGCAGGCGTACGTGGACGCGCTGGAGGGCATCGTCAAGCGCTTCAACATCAACATCTCCGGGAGCGAAAAGGAGAAAGGAGAAGACCCCGTGGCCGAACGGTTCGAGCGGGAAATCGGCCTAATGAAGTCGGCCATGGACACGTACGACAAATACGTGGAATTGGTAGGCAAAGAGGAAGCGGCCAAGAAGGTGAACGAGGATTCCCGCTTTTCCGGGCTGAACTTCGACCCGGACACCTTCGTGGCGGACTTGGAGGGGATGCTGGACGAGGCGGTCAGGGAGATGGCCGGAAGCCCGTCTCTGGCCAAGGTACGGGATTCCATCCAAAAGGAAATCACGGACTTCGAGCAGGGCAAGGCGAAGCGGGCCACGGAGAAGCTGCTGGCGGAAATACGCGAGACCATCGAAGAGGACACCGCCAAGTGGGACTTGTACAAAGACCTGTTCGACATCACGGGAAACCGGGAGCTGTCCATGCGCTTCGCCTTCGACGCGGACGCTTCCGCGATGGAGGGAATCCATACGCAGGGCGACTACCTGAAGGGCGAGCTTGAGCGGATAACCGGGCACACGTTCGAGGAGCTTGAAGGCCTGAGCAAACAGGAGCTGACGAACCTGCTGGGTGGGCTGGGCGACAGTGCCCACGGCCTGCTGGAGCAGATACGGGACACCACGAGGCAGGATTCGGAAGCCATCATGAAGGACGTGCTCCAGCTGGTGCAGAAGTACGCCTCGGCGGACGACAGGATAAAGGCGCTGGAGGCGCAAAGGGAAGCCCGCCTCCAAGAGCTGAGGGCCACGGATTTCTATTCGGGCATGACGGAGCAACAGAGGAAGACGGCCGAGGATTCCATCTTCAAGGAGTACGCCACGCAGATAAACGAGATACGGGAAGAGTCCGTCAAGCTTTCCCCCGTATGGCAGAAGCTGTTCGGCGACACGGCCAGCATGGGGTATCAGTCCATGAAGCGGATGGCGGAAGAGGCGAGGGAGATGGCGGAATCGGCAAAGGGAAGCACCGATGCCGGGACGGGAGAAACGCGGTACGAACTGACCTACACCGACAAGGACGGCTCGATAAGAAAGACGACCGTGTCGCTGGAGGAATACATGCGGCTGCTCAAGCAGGTGGCGGGCGTTGAAAAAGACCTTTCCGAGTCCAACCCGTTCGAGGGACTCGCCAAGGGAATCAAGGATTACAAGAAAGCGGCCGAGGCGGGCGACACGGGAGCGATGGGCGACGCGCTTGCCTTCGCCGGGCGCATGGCGGGCGAATGCGCCCGGAAGATAGGGGAAGTGTCCGAATCGTGGGGCGGCATGTTCGAGGCCTTGGGGAACGAGGAGGCGGCCGACGCCCTTTCGTTCGCGGGCGACATGCTGGGCGAGCTTGGAAGCCTCGCCCAAGGGCTGGCAAGCGGGAATCCCATCGAGATGGCGTCCAGCGCGCTTTCGTTCATCCCGAACGTAATAAACAAAATCGCGAACTTCCACGACAAGAAACTGGACAGGGCCATCGAGAAATCGCAGCAGGAGGTGCAGAAGCTCCGGAACGCCTATTCCAACTTGCAGACGGCCATAGAACGCCAGCTGGGCGAGGCATCCGAGAAGCAAACCGATGCCTTGGTGGGAAACCTGAGGAGGCAGCGCGACGAGCTGGAAAAGCAGCGCCAGGCGGAGGACGACAAGAAGAAGACGGACGCGTCCAAGATGGAGGACTACAAGCAGCAGATTGCCGAGCTGGACGACCAGATAAACTATTTCTACGAAGACCTGACGAACGAGCTGTACGGCATAGACCTGAAGGACTGGGCCGGCAGCATAGCCGACTCGCTCGTGGAGGCTTTCGCCTCCGGGGAGGACGCGGCCGCGGCGTTCGACCAGACTGTGGCCGACATCATGAAGGACGTGATAAAGAACGTGCTCCAAATGCAATACATAGAACCCGCGATGAAGTCCCTCCGGAGCTACCTGTTCGGGGAGGACGGCGCCGGAGGCATACTGGGTGACGGAAGCATGTCGAAGGAGGACATGGCGGGCCTTGCCGGCCAGCTGTCGGGGCTGAGCGACCTCATAAGCCAGAGCCATCAGGTATGGGACTACCTGAACGAGGCGGCGGAGAAGGCGGGCATATCCTTGACGGAAGAGGCGGAAGGGGCGCAGGGCGGGTCCGGGCTTTCGTCCTCCATCCAAGGCGTGACGGAGGACACGGCGAACCTGCTTGGGAGCTACCTGAACGCCATAAGGCAGGACGTGAGCGTCATCCGCAACCTGCTGGGCGGCATGGGTTCAAACCTCATCCCCACGTTGAGCGTGACCGCGCAGGCGCAGCTCCAGCAGCTGAACGCGATAGCGGCCAACACGCTGGACAACGCGAACGCCGCCCGGGAAATACGCGAGCTGTTCGCGGGCGTTATCACTACCGGAAGCGGCGGAAGGGCGATAAGAATCAAATAAACGGGAAGACATGGACACGGAAAAGTTATTCGAGGAATTGGCCGACCTGGGCGTATGCGCCAGCGGCCGCCGCCTTTGGAGGCAAAGCGGCAAGGACGTAGACATGATAGTGAAGGTATGGAAGAAATGGCCGGAGTACTGGGTGGAGCATTCCGGGGAGGCGCTGGGCATCGTGCGGAGGCATTTCCGCACGGAGGAGGACTTGGGCAAGCTGAGGGGAAGCAACCTGTACATGGACAACTCGCGCGACGTGGAACTCGACTCGGACACGGCGGTGTTCTTCGTCGGGAACTCCAACTGCGCCGTCCGGGTGAAGGACTGGGCGGCGGTCAAGATATACTGCTTCAACCATGCGCGCATCCGCATGGAATGCGGGGCAAGCTCCTATGTGAACATAGAGGCATACGACCATGCGCAAGTGTCCGTCCTCTCCAACAAGGGGAGGTGCAGGGTGTACGCCTACGACGGAAGCAGGATAGAGGACGACGGGGATACCGTGTCCGTCACCCGGAAAGACATCACGCGGGGGTCCGTGTTCAACGGGGAGGAAATGGGATAGCCCGAGGGCCAGTCGCATCATATTTTATTTTTTAATTGGTCATACAAACAGTCTTCTCTGAATGCGCCCCAATACCTTTGTCATGGAAGCATTGCAGAAATCCCGATTTACCTCAAAGCCATACGCCTTGCGTTCAAGGTTGGCGGCTGCAAGCAAGGTCGTTCCGCTTCCGGCGCATGGGTCAATCACCACATCTCCCTTGTCGGTGAAGATTGAGATTATCTGCTCCAGCAGCGGCACGGGCTTTTGCGTGGGATGAACCTTGGGCGTATCGTTGTCGCGCTTCCAGTCAAATATCATTCTTCCGTGGTTGTTGAATTTCGGCAGCTTGTCACGATACAGCACAAGGCCGTATTCGCAGTTGCCGACAATCTTCATGTTGGCTTTCAGCACCTGCGCCGAGAAATCCTTTCGGGAAACGAGGTTGATGTAATTGTTCAGCCCGTATTTCCTGCCCAGTTCTATGAACTTGAATTGCTGCTCGAACTCGCAGAACAGCACCATGCACGGTGATTTCCCTTTCTGCTTCGGCTCTTTGACGAGCATCTTCGAACAGAAGTGCATGAACTCGGCGGGGCGGAACTCGCTGTCAGATGAAAAGAATTGCTTTCCAGCCTTGTCGCTCTCACCGTTCTTGTTATCTCCATCCACATACCATGTCGGATTGCTTGCGTAAGCATCCTTGCCGAGGACATAAGGCACATCGGTAAGGATAAGTTGCGCTTTCGGTATCTGATATCGGGACCAGTTCTGGAAAGAATCATTAAATAATTCAGGGTTCAAATCTTTTGCCATCCTTAATCCTCCTGCTGTTTTATTTCATCATGCCCGTCCAATTCATGAAGGTGGAAACAGAACTCATGCAGGTTGACGAACTCCTCACGGGGAGGGAATATCTGGGCGACCTGCATATCGTTCGGCATGAACTTGTAGCGAGTCTCCTTCAGCTCGTAATATCCGAGGATATGCTTTGCGGCGATGGACAGATGCCACAGCCCCATTTCCTTGTTGATGAATATCTCCTTGCCCTTGTATCGGAAAAACCCCGTTTCATAGACTCCGTATTCATCCTCGATGCGCTCCTCCACGAACTCAATCGGGAGCTTTGTCACAGACAGCGGGAGCGGCTGTTTGTACTTCTTCAATTCTTCGTTTGTCATAATTCATTTTGTTATATTATACATGGGACTTTCAGTCTTTAGGAGCAGCCACCGACGACGATTCTTCATTTTTTTTCGCGAGAGTTCCGACCTGTCACGGTGGCTGCTGTTATTTTTTTTGTGTGAAACGCTTACAGGAACACCTTGTTGTAAAGGTCGGCGAATTGCTTCCCGAATTGTTTGGCCATGTCAAATCATTTATTGTTCATCCTTAATTTTTCATCATGAAGGATGCGCTCCACATACTTCACGACCCTCTCGTACTCCCTGCCGGACTTCTGGCTGTCTTCATAAGCCTTGGAGATTAATTCATCTCCAAGGCCGTAAAAGCACCCTACTTTCCACTTGTTATTAGAGCGTGTCCACGTAAAGAATCTACCACTGCTCCAAAAATTTTTAAAGGTGATGTAGTCATTTATGGATGAGACTCTCGCACAACCCGAGATTTCCGCATTGCCCGAGACTACCGCATCGTCCGAGACTTCCGCAGTGCCAAAGACTCTCGCACAGCCCGAGACTCTCGCACCGCCATAGACTTCCGCATTGTCCGAGACTACCGCACAGCCCGAGACTACCGCATTGCCATAGACTACCGCATGTCCATAGACTTCCGCACAGCCCGAGACTTCCGCACAGCCCGAGACTACCGCATTGCCATAGACTACCGCATTGCCATAGACTACCACATTGCCCGAGACTACCGCATAGCCATGGACTTCCGCATCGTCCGAGACTCTCGCATTGTCCGAGACTCTCGCACCGCCATAGACTTCCGCATTGTCCGAGACTACCACATTGCCCGAGACTACCGCATGGCCATAGATTTCCGCATGTCCATAGACTCCCACATCATCCGAGACTATCGCATTGTCCGAGACTCTCACACAGCCCGAGACTTCTGCATTGTCCGAGACTTCCGCATTGCCCGAGACTTCCGCATTGCCCGAGACTACCGCATGTCCATAGACTTCCGCACAGCCCGAGACTACCGCATGTCCATAGACTTTAGCATCGTCTGAGACTACCGCATTGCCATAGACTCTCGCATCGCCATAGACCCATGCATTGCCCAGGTGAGACAGGTTGGATTCATTTTCAATCCATCCGCCTAAATCACCCTCTTTTACATCAGCAAAGCTCACAAGAGCCTTGATGCGATGCAGGACATGTCCTGCATATTTCATTGTTTCGTCTGTCAGTTCATATTTCTTTTTCATGATGATAAATCATTTTATTGTTGAATCCTTCATTTTATTGTCAGAAAGGCAAATTATCTTCCCTTTCCATGGCCCGGCTTTCGGTCTGTGCGGGCTTCTCGGCAGGGGTGGTTGTTTCCCCGTCCCTTTCCTTTGGGGATAGCATCTTCATCGTGTCCGCATGGACTTCCGTCGCTTGGCGTTTTTCCCCGTTCGCCTCGTACTGCCTGTACCTCAGGCTTCCGGAGACACCCACGAGCATCCCCTTCCTCACGTAGTCTCTGGCGACTTCCGCCGTCCTGTTCCGGACTACCACCGTGTGCCAGTCCGTCCTTTCGGGCACTTCCGTCCCGTTCTGGAGCTTGTAGCCCCTCTCCGTCGTGGCAAGCGAGAACCTTGCCACCGCTCCTCCGTTGTCGAAGGCGTGGAACTCGGGGTCTTTGCCCACGCGTCCCACCAAAACCACTTCGTTAATCATGACTTATTTGTTTTATTCGCTTAATTCTCTTAATTCGTTTTCCAACTGCGCCAGCTCCCTTTTCAGCCTTGCGGCCACGAACTGGCATTTGATTCTCTCGTTGCGCTCTATCCTTTCCTCGAGCGCCCGTATTTCCATCCTTACGATGTCTTTCGTCCTTTCCATCATCCTTTCCATCATTGGTATG